TTATACAGGATAAGATATGTATTTAGATTCTTTATGACCTAAATATATGGAAAACCATATTTTCTATGCAAAGATGCTTGCTAGGTCAAAAGCTTGTGCTTCTGTAACTTCCTCGTTGTCTGCAGTTTCGGCATAAAGATATGCGACTAACTTAGCTTTCTGATCGTCATCAACCGATAGTTTGTTTTTAGTTATAACGTTGTCAACAGCAGCGATGCACTGTTGTAATTTTTGTTTGTTGATTGTGGCTTCATTGCCGTCACCAGTGAGGATGTAGTTAAGCGATACGCCGAAATAATCTGCCATGGCTTGGAACTGGTCCAGCGTTGGTTTAGATCTTCCGGTTAGATAATGGCCAACTGCACCACGGGTAGATAATCCTAGAACTGGCACAAGATCCTGCTGCGTAATTCTTTTATCAGCCATGATCTTCTTGGCTCGTTTAATCCACTCGTTTGACATTCCACTCCTATGATTTAGGTACTACTATTATCTAATTATATACGAATTGTATACAACTGTTAACACTTGTTAACAAATCGTTATGTTTGTCAAGGATCTATAAAAAAATAGGATAAAATACGTATCGATTAACGATAATTATGGTATCTTATTACAATATGAAATTACTAGAATATGCACGTGGCGAAAAAACTCGCGGCGCAATAACTAACTTAAACACTGTCTGGGGCGCGCTTGCAGTGAAGCTTAGCGTTCATCCGTCTTTATTAAAAATGTGGGCCTATGAGCAGCGTCAAGTGTCTCCGCGCTACACAATCCCATTAGAAAGAGCTACGGACGGTATCGTCAGACGTAGTGACTCACGACCGGATCTTTATCCAGTGGAAGAATATTAGAAATGATTAGGGGGAGCTTTGGAAAATGACATTAACAAACAAGTAGTGCCGTTCACTCAGATCGCTAATGAGGTCTTGAACAGCAAACTTCTGACGTTTAAAGCAAAGGGTATTTATTCTTTCATGATGTCAAAGCCTAACGGCTGGAACTTCACAATTCGATCTATGGCCAAGCAAGTCAAAGACGGCGAAGATGGAATTAGATCTGGATTAAGAGAGCTTAGAGAGTGTGGCGCAATAGTCTATGTCAAGCACACAAACGGCACTGGCACTTACCACCTAAAAACAGTCATAAACAGTAGTGAGAAGCCAAAACTGGAAAAACCCGTTAAGGCTATACAGCACCAAAACGGGGAAATCCCTGGAAGGGAAAATCCCTTGAAGGGAAAATCCACACGTATTAGTAATAAAGAAGCACTAGTAATAAATATAAGAGCTAGTAATAAAGATAACTGCGCATTTGATCAATTCTGGAATGCGTACCCAAAGAAGAAAAACAAGAAGAAGGCGCAGCAAATCTGGAAGTCTCGTAAATTAGATTCAATGGCTGATCAGTTGATTAATGATGTGATCTTGAAAACGCAAAAGGACAGATCTTGGATTGATGGTTATGCACCATATCCGACAACCTACTTAAACGGCGATCGCTGGGAAGATGAAGTAGAACTCGAACAAGTGAAAGAAGTTAAACGAGAGGATCTCTCCTATCACGACATTGGAAAAATTATTCAAGCTGAAAAGCTAAAGCAAGCAAGCGCGTCTAGCGTGATCGGCCAACTGGCCAACAACATGAGGAGAGAGTGATGTATCAAAAAGAAGTAAACATTGAATTTTTAGACATGGCGAATAGCGTCGCTGAGTGGTCAATCACTCGGTATGGTTATTTTGTTAATTCGCACGTAGACAAGCTGGACACGATCAAAGCGTTTGCAGCTGAATTAGCCAGGATGCCCAGAGAATGTTTGAGCTATGTTGATCAAGCTAAGAACAAGTGGATCGATGAAGGACATCCGAGACCACCACAGATGGCAGATTTCTTAGCTTTGCTTAGAGCGTTTAACAATAACGATCTGAACGCTAGAGAGAAGCCAAGGATGATTGACTCAAAGGTTGATTTTTCTGGCATGTGGGATGCTGCAAACACTGACGAAAAGAAACTGTCTTACATGAAAGGCACGTTTAGTCGTCACAACGTACCACCAGCAACTAAGTATTTTATTAAAAAGCATTTTCTGACCATCTGGCCAGAAGCTAAAGTGATGGGAGTGGTTTATGGTCGCGTTTAATTTGTTAGTGGGAGCTATGGTTTTATTCATAGGTTTTTTAATTTGGATTATCTGGAGTGATAAGCAATGGACGAAGTAAAAGAAATACAAGCAAGAATTGAAAGAATTGAAAGACAAATTGGTGTTTTGCCTTTACCTTGGGAATCAAAGCCAGTAGTTAAAAAGAAAGCAGCTAAGAAATAGTGAAGTCTAGCTTCTTCTTACCCTGGCCACCAAGTAACAACACGTACTATCGCCGGGTCGGAAATAAGACTTTAATATCGAAGAAGGGCAGAGAATATAAGAAAGCCGTACTAGACCACTGTCTCCGTTTTGGGGTTAAGTCATTCGGTGAGGATAAGCTTTCAGTAGTTTTGATTGCCTATTATCCCGACCGCAGAAAGAGAGATCTTGATAATTTATTTAAGGCGGTTTTAGACGGATTAATGAAGGCAGGCGTTTTTAACGATGACAGCCAAATTGAGTATTTGAGTATTAAGCGAGGCCCTCAAGAGAAACCAGGGGTGATCTTTGTTGATATTGAATCCATGGAGGATGACGAATGATGCACACCACTACCCAGATGCTAAAGAAAGCACGATGTCTGGCTAAGAAGATTTTAAGAATGAAAAGCGAAGGTGATATTGATTGCCATGAGATTGATCTGTTAGCACAAGATGCGCAGTACATAGAATTTGACACTAGAGATTTAGAAGATGATAAGAAAAAAGAAACTGACGCCTAAGCAAGAAGGGTTTTGTAAAGACTACATTACAACTGGATCACAGACCAGAGCTTATCAGTTAAATTACAACGTAAAGAAGATGCTTCCAGTAACAATTAATAATAAGGCTTATGAGTTGAGAATGCACGACGACATTACGGCGAGGATCAATGAGCTGCAAGAAAGAGTCGCTAAAAAGTTTGAAGTTACAGTCGAAAGTTTGACTAGAGAATTTGAAGAAGATCGTCAATTAGCACGTGATTTAGACATGCCAGCAGCAGCTATTGCAGCAACAAACGGTAAGGCGCGCATTCATGGATTAGATAAGCAGGTGATCAGCAATGATCCAGACAATCCAATGCCAGCAACAATCAATGTCAATGTTGTTCGTAAATGAATGTTTTAAGTTTGTTTGACGGTATGAGCTGCGGTCAGTTGGCACTACAACGTGCAGGGTTTGAGGTTGATCGATACATGGCTTGTGAGATTGATAAGTATGGGATGCAAGTAACACGCAAGAATTTCCCTAATACAATCCAGATGGGTGACGTGTGCGCTCTAAAGGGTGAGAATTTGCCACCGATTGATTTGTTGATGGGTGGTTCACCGTGTCAAGGATTTAGTTTTGCAGGTAAGCAGCTTAACTTTGATGACCCACGTTCAGCATTGTTCTTTGAGTTTGTTCGGCTGCTTAAAGAAACCAAGCCAAAGTATTTCTTGTTAGAGAATGTGAGAATGAAACAAGAGTATCAAGACGTTATTAGTGAACATTTAGGCGTTAAGCCAATCAAGATTAATTCCGCACTTGTATCTGCTCAAAATAGAGTGAGACTGTATTGGACTAATATTCCTGGACTAGAACAGCCGGAAGATAAGCAGCTAGTGATGAAAGATATTTTAGAGGATGGTTTTGTTGATAGAGATAAATCACATTGTTTAGATGCTAATTATTTCAAAGGCGGTAATTTAAAGTCTTATTTTGAGAAACACCGCAGACAGTTGGTGTTTTCTAAAGATGGGTTGTGCCATGTTGGTGATGCTGATTTAAAAGGTAATGATTCAATTAAGCGGGTTTATCATCAAGACGGTAAATGCCCAACATTAACAACAATGGGCGGCGGTCATAGAGAACCAAAGGTTTTGATTGTGCCGGAAGCCACTAAAAAAGGCTATACAGAGATAGAAGACGGTGACTGCTTTGACTTGACCTTTCCTAAGAGTAAGACTAGGCGTGGTAGAAACATGAAGGATAAGAGTAACTGCTTAACCGCTGCCAACTATGAGTACATGAGGTATGAGCACCCTACTTACCGTAAGCTAACACCACTAGAATGTGAACGCTTACAAACAGTACCAGATAACTACACTGAAGGTGTGTCAAACACTCAGCGGTACAAAATGCTTGGCAATGGTTGGACGGTTGATGTTATTTGTCATGTGTTGAAGAACATAAGAGATCAATTTGCTAGAAAGGTTGCATGAACGAACTAGAATTAGATATTGATATAACGGAGGATTTCGAGCCGTTCCTAGAGCCAAGACGATACAAAGTAGCATACGGTGGACGTGGTTCGGGCAAGTCGTGGTCAATAGCACAGCTGCTGATTATGCAGGCTTACACCAAGAAAACTAGAATACTATGCGCACGTGAGATCCAGAAGTCGATCAATGACTCAGTGATTCAATTGCTAGCAGATACTATTGAGCGAATGAGGTTAGAACCTTTTTTTGAAATACAAAAGACTCAGATCTTAGGTCGTAACGGTTCGCGCTTTATCTTTGAAGGATTAAAAGCAAACATTACCAAGATCAAGTCAATGGAGGGCATAAACATTGTTTGGATTGAGGAAGCCGAGAAGGTCTCAACTAAATCATGGACTACGTTAATCCCGACTATCCGTACTCCAAACTCAGAGATCTGGACGAGCTTCAACCCCTCAGATGAGCTAGATCCAACGTATCAGATGTTTGTGCTTAATCCACCACCAGATTCATACGTGGTGAAGGTCAACTGGTCAGATAATCCATGGTTTCCAGAGGTGTTGGAAAAAGAACGCAAGCACCTAGAGAAGCTAGACACTGATCTCTACAATCATATCTGGGAAGGCGAGTGTCTGGCTAACCAGAAGGGTGCCTACTATGCGAAACAGATCGAATTAGCACGACAAGACGATAGGATAGGGCGCATTGCTATTGATCCGATACTACCGGTTCATACCTTCTGGGATCTAGGTATAGCGGACGCAACCTCTATCTGGCTGGTACAGCGAGCAGGTACAGAGATTAGAGTTATTGGTTACTATGAAAACAACGGTGAAGGTATGCAGCATTACATCAACTGGCTGCATGACTTTAGAGAAAAGCACCAAGTAACGTTCGGAGATCATTACGCACCGCATGACATACGAGTGCGAGAATTAACCACGGGAAAGTCAAGACTATCGGCAGCACGAAAGATGGGTATCAGCTTCCAGATCACACCGAACATTCCGATCATGGATGGCATTGAAGCAGCACGTCGGATCCTTGGTCGCTGTTGGTTTGATGAGAAGCGTTGTGCTGATGGATTACGCGCATTGAGCTATTACCGTTGTGAGTATGACGAAGATAAAAGAGTTTTTAAAGATAGGCCACTGCATGACTGGTCATCACATGGCGCTGATGCGTGGAGATACTTTGCAGTAGCATGGAGAGATAAAAAGTCGGAAGGCATGGAGCGTCCGGTACAAATGTCAAACGATTGGAGTGTGTTTTAAATGAATAAAGCAAAAATAAGAATTTTAGATAATGGCGATGTAATAACATCAGAGGAGCTAGCATTGAAGATAGGGATCACGTTGAAGAACGCACGAACTCGTCTTACTCAAAGTACAGATCCTGCTCGTGTGTATGCGAAAAAGAAGGGAAACAGCCAGGAGTGTAATGAGAGCTATAAGCTGCGATCAATACTCGGAAGAGAATCGAGCATGTATAACGACATGTTTCGTCTCATGCTTAAATCAATCTAGTGTGGCTAAAGCACGATTCATTAATCGATACCTGGGAGCAAAGCTTAACAGACTGGTACATTGTGTTCGAGCATGGTGATATGCCGTACTGGTGGGCCAAGTATCTACATCCAGGTATTAGACATTGTTGGGCGCTACGCTGGGATGGGTATAACTGGGTAGCGTTTTTACCGAACCTGGGGCATACAGACATTGAGGTGTTAGATTATGTTGAGCATAGTGATATAGAAAATATCCGCATAGATACAGACTGTAGTGTTATAATCCACGTCAAGGTGTGGCGAGAGTCAACTCGAATTAGGTCTCCTTGGCCAACTGCGATCACTTGTGTTGAGCAGATTAAGGCTTTGCTGGGTATTCGTAAGTGGTTTCTTTTTACGCCCTACCAATTATTCAAGCATTTAGGGAGCCAATCATGGGCAAAATTGTTAAAAAAGTCGTAAAGAAGGTCGGAAAAGTCTTAGGTCTTGGAAGATCCACGCCAGCTTTGCCAGCACCAACACCAGCAGTAAAAAAAGCTGAAGAACGTCAAGCAGCTGATATTGTAAAAATAGAAAAGAAAGAGAAGCAACAAGAAGATGCTTTGGTTAGAAGAAGGCAGGGCAGAGGCACGCTAGTTACTGGCGCTGAAACTGGCATTAAGACTAAGCCTAAAGCTAAACCTTCTGTAACTGATAAGCCTAGCGCTAGTGCTAAGATAGGCGTGAAAAAACCATATCGTCGTCGCAGACCTCGCGACAGATCATCTTTGCTTTCTGGCAGCGAGCTTGGTATTCAGAATAAAAACACATTAGGTTAAACAGACATGGCTAAGTATAAGATTCCTAAAGAACTGGGAAGGGTAGAGCAGCTTATACAAAGATTTGATGCTGCAAAGGCACGCAAAATGCCTTGGATCTCTCATCTTCGTGAGTGCTATGAATACGCATTGCCACAGCGTGAGACCTTCTCGATGCAATCAAAAGGTGCTAAGAAAAACACAGCGATCTTTGATTCAACGGCAGTGATCGGCGTACAAAAATACGCTTCAAGATTACAAGCTTCGTTAGTACCACCTTGGCGTAACTGGTCAATATTAGCACCAGGCTCAGAGATTCCAGAAGAAGAGCAAGAAGAAACCCAGAAAGGCTTAGACAAAGCCACTAAGATCATCTTCGATCACATTAATCACTCAAACTTTGCTACTCAGTGTCATGAGTCATTCTTAGATTTAGCAGTCTCAACTGGTGCAATGACAGTTAAGCGAGCAACCAAGGATGGATCGTCTGTACTTGAGTTTGATGCGGTGCCATTAGCAGAAGTATTCCCGGAAGAAGGGCCTAATTCATCTATTGAAACGGTATGGCGTGAGCATTCAATCCCAGCAAGACACATTGAAAGATTGTGGCAAGGTGCTGAGATGTCTAGCAAGCTTAAAAAGAAGGTTGCAGAGAAGCCAGATGTTAAGGTTAATTTAATTGAAGGCACAGTTTATGAGCCTAAGAGCGGCATGTATTACATGTGCGTTATTGAGCGTGATGAGAAACATGTTTGTTTCACTGAAGAGTATGAAGTCTCACCTTGGATTGTGTTCCGTGAGATGGTTGTACCTGGTGAAGTATTAGGTCGTGGTCGTATCATGCAGGTATTGCCGGACATCAAGACAGCCAACAAGGTAACTGAGTTTAGTTTGCGTAATGCAGCTCTCGCTATTGCTGGCATTTACACCGCACAAGATGATGGTGTGATTAACCCATACACAATGCAGATTGCACCAGGCATGGTGATTCCAGTTGGTTCAAACGATAATTCAAATCCAACACTACGCCCACTAGATCGCGCTGGTGATTTCAATGTCGGTGAGTTGGTATTAGCAGATCTAAGGGATCGTATCAACAAGGCGTTGTTTGCTGATCCTTATGGTGGCATGGATTCGCCAACTAAGACAGCAACTGAAATGTCTTTGAGATCACAAGAGCTATTGATGGATGCTGGTTCAGCATTCTCAAGATTGCAGTCTGAGTTTATTGAGAAGATCATTAAGGTGGTTGTTTCAATTCTTAAAGACGCTGGCAAGCTTCCAGATATTGCAGTCGATGGTAAAGAAGTAACAATCAAGCACACGTCTCCACTAGCCAGAGCGCAGGATCAAGAAGATCTGTTAGCGATGCAACAGTTTATGCAGATGGGTGCAGCATTCGGCCCAGAAGCATTTGCTTTAGGTGCGAAGATTGAAGATACGGTTGCTTGGATCGGACATAAGCTCGGCATTGAACAGAAGTTATTACGCACAGAGCAAGAGCGTATTGAAATGCAGCAACAAGCAGCGGAAGCAATGAAGCAACAACAAGAACAGCAAGCTAATGGTTGAAGATTGGGGTTCGCTAGATATAGAGGGCGAAGCAGTACAACAGCTAAAGGCTGAAAGTGAAAAAAAGGCTAGAGATATTGCTAGTCGTTTCTATGGGTGTTTTAGTACAGAGGATGGCGAGTTTGTTCTTAATCGTTTGAAAGAGATCACACTTGATCGTCCAGTATTAAACCCTAATTCAACACAGTTTGGCGCAGGCATGAGAGAAGGTCAGAATGCGATCGTGCGTCAAATATTAGATCAGATCGCAATAGCTAAACAACAATAAAAGAGGAAAAGAGGATGAGTGAAGAAGAAAGTTTAATTGCAGAAGCAGCAGAAGATACTACTACAACCGATGAGGTGATTGATACATCTACGGCGGACGGTTGGAAATACGCCGATGAAATAAACGGTGAAGGCGATCGTCCAGATTGGTTTAAAGACAAATATAACTCAGTATCAGACCAGGCAAAGGCCTACTCAGAATTAGAAAAGAAATTCGGTGGGTTTACTGGTGCGCCAGAAGAGGATTACGAGCTTGTTCTTCCAGAAGATGTTGAGGGTGAGTTTGATATGGAAGATCCACGTCTAAGCTGGTTTACGCAAGTAGCAAAAGAGTCAAACATGTCACAAGACACGTTTACACAGATGTTGCATGGCTGGGTTCAGCATGAAGTTGAGGGTGTGAACGGATCAAGAGAGGAAGAGATCCAAGCGTTAGGCTCGAATGCCCAGGCAAGATTAAAAGATCTTGGTGACTGGGGTGGTGCTAACCTATCTCCAGAAGAGTTTGAAGGATTTAAGATGCTAGCGTCAAGTGCTGCTGGTGTACAAACACTAGAAGCTTTAATTGCTAAGACGCAAAAGAACGGCGTCGCTAATATGGCGGCAGTTGCAACACCAGGCATTACGAAAGAAGCGCTTAATGAGCGTATTTCAGATCCTAAATATCAAACATCTAAAGAATTTAGAAACGAGACAACTCGTTTGTTTGAAGAGTTTTACGGGGGCTGATTGGTACCGATTGAGCAGATAGTCCTAATTCCGGATTGTTGGCTCTTTTTAGGATCATGGTTAGCTTGTGCATAGGAGGAAGTTATGGCTAGAACATCACAAGACACAAGAGATTCTAAAGGCAGATACATTAAGATCTCTATATTAATGAAGCTTAAAAGGTTTTGTAATAGCTTTATGTTGAAGTTAGAGCGTTGGCTAAAGTGATTAGATGAGTTTCTTTATTAGGATACTACTCTTAATATCACTAATTGCAGCATTTATGTTGACAAGTGGCTGTAGCTCATTAAAGTTTAAAAACATGGTTAAGACTGGAGCTACTACCGCTGTTACTTACGCGGTTGCTGGGCCTATACCTGCTGTTGCTAACTTGACTGTTAGTGTTGGGGTTGCTGAGCTAATGCCAGAAGAGCCTAAGATTGACCAGATAGAGACGAAAGAGCAGTCGGCCGCATACATTGCAGAATCTTTATTCATGAACGCCCTATACGGCTTTATAGCATTCCTTCTTATAACTAACTTAGCAGTGCCTTACTTCACTAGAAGGTGGGGGTATAACGAAGCTAAGAATAAGTATCGTAAGAATGATGGTTAATTTTGGAACAGAAGGTAGGCCAGTCTGGTGCTATGTTCACCACATAATGAAGGTTATTAAATGAAAAAGAAATGTGTTGTAATTTTTTTTGTAGGCATGTTGATTACGACGGCAGGTTATGCGTTTTTCGATAAGTTTATGTCAGTACCGCAAAAAATGATGCAAATGGGGCAGCAGATGGTGCAGCCACAATGTGAGTGTAGAAATGATTAATGAAAGCTTAAAGCCGATGATTCGGCAGCTTAGAAATGTAAAAGATCAAGGTATAAGAGAAGCTTTATGCGATTCATTGCTAGAGATGTGCGATGAGTTGATTTCCAGGGGGAAGGATGACAGCAAGAACAAAAATGAGAACGATAACGTTCGTTTGTGATTACGATACTTTTTTAGATGTTAGTGGCCGCAGAGACAATGCGCCAAACCAGAAGCTCTGGCTAGAGGTTGTTGCCTTAGTCAACACAGAGCATTACGACATTATCAAAAACGAGCTTTGTGAAGCGATCTCAATGCTCGCAGATGACGATATATAACGAAAACACGATACATTGATACTATTGTTATCTTTGTGATAAAATAAGTATCAAACCAAGCATAGTGGATACCCTTGATTAAAGGCCCATACCAGCTAGGACTATCGGCCTGCAAAGCAGATACCCGAAAAAAAGGTATGACAATTTAATTATTTAAGGAGACTATTATGTCCTCAGGTTTATCAGCTGCAGCACAGCAGCAATTCGATGGAGAAGTAAAGCACGCTTTTCAAACAGCAGGTGTTTTACGTGGTACCACAACAGTAAGAAATGACGTTGTTGGTGATATTTACAAATTTAGAAAGATGGGCAAAGGCATGGCTAACCAGAAGGCAACTTCTGCAGACGTTACAGCTATGGGTGTGACTCATGACTTGATCACTTGTTCACTGGGCAACTGGAACGCGCCAGAGTACACAGACATCTTTGATGCAAAAGAAGTTAATTTTGACGAGAAGTCAGAGTTGCAAACAACTATTGCAGGCGCTCTTGGCCGTCGTTACGATCAATTGATCTTAGACGCTATGACTGCTGCTACTCCAGCCGCTACGGTAACTGGTATGAGTTTAGCATCATTGATTTCCGCTTCTGAAGCATTAAACGACAACGGTGTTTCTTCTGGTGGTCGTCACATTGCATTAACAGCAGCAGGTCTTTCTGGCTTGTTAGGTGATTCTAGTATTACTAGTGCAGACTACAACAACGTTAAGGCGCTTGTTTCTGGTGAGATCAATACTTTCATGGGCTTTAACTTCCATGTAATTGAGTCACGTTCAGAAGGTGGCTTATCTGTTAGTGGTTTTGCTTGGCACGATTCAGCAGTAGGTGTTGCAGTTGGTATGGAAGTATCAGCTAAAGTTGACTGGGTTCCTCAGAAAACTTCATGGCTATGTAACGGCTTAATGAAAGCTGGTGCAACAGTACGCGATGCTGACGGTATCGTTGAATTTGCTTAAACCTAGATTTTTCAACTAACTAGGAGTTAATACAAAGTTGAACTAATGGCAGTTACTTTTAATCGGGTTGCTGCCATTTTTTTTATTAAGGTGAGGATATGGCGACAGATATTGAAATTTGCTCAAACGCTTTAATCATGATTGGTCATGGTGAAATTGCGTCGTTTACAGATGCTGGTGCTGGTGCTACTACCGCAGCAGCTCTATATAAAACTACTTATGAGAGCTTATTGTCTCAACACCGGTGGCGCTTTGCTGCTGCCAAGGTTGTACTCAATCAGCTAACATCCTCGCCACTAAACGAATGGAAATACGCTTATCAATTACCGGCTAATTATATTGCTGGCTACGGCGTTCATCCACGTGTTGATTATGAGATTTACGAAGATAAATTATTCACCAACGCGAACAACATAGACCTGGACTATGTATTTAAACCAGACGAATCTAAAATGCCAGCGCACTTTCAAAGACTACTTGAACTTAACCTGGCCGCAGTTTTTGCAATTCCAGTTACTGATAACTCATCCAAAGCAGGGGAATACTACAAGATGTATGAGGATCAACTGAGAAGAGCTAGATATACCGACTCGCAAGCAAGACCTGCTGATGCGATTATTGACTCTCCACTAGTGGACGCACGCTACTAATGCCTAGAGTTATAAACTTACAAACAAGCTTTAACTCTGGGGTACTAGATCCAAGGCTTGCTGCACGTACAGATGTTAAGCATTTCTATCAAGGTGCTGCTGAAGCTGAGAATGTGCAATCATTACCACAAGGTGGAATGAAGCGCAGACCAGGGTTTAAATACGTTGATACAATTAATGAAGAAGCACGACTAGCTGCATTCGCTTTTAATGTTGAGCAGACGTACCTGCTTGTTTTTACTGAAAACAACATTGCAGTCTATATGGACGATGTGTTTCAAGCTGACATAACAACAACCTATACAGTAGATGAGTTGTTTGAATTGCAGTGGACACAATCAGCAGATACGATGATTCTTGTTCATGAAAGCCACCAGCCTAAAAAGGTTGTGCGTGGATTAACCCACACTTCTTGGACTATATCGAATATTGATATAACAAACATTCCTAAGTATAAATATTCTAAATACCAAACAAAGCTTACTGCTGCTCTAACAACTGCTGGTACTACAGCTACTGTAGCTTCAACGACGGGATTTTCGGCTTCTGGCTTTATCTCTATTAAACATGAGGTTATGAGTTATAGCGGCAAAACAGCGACAACCTTTACTGGCCTTGGGCGTGGAGCTGATAATACAACAGCAGTAGCGCATGCGGTAAATGACGTTGCTTTTGATACAGAGGCTGTCTGGAGTGCTACACGTGGCTGGCCAAAGAGTGCAACATTCTATCAAGGCCGACTATGGTTCGGTGGTTCTGGTTCTCGCCCACAGACGTTGTGGGGATCTAAGTCAAATGATTTTTATAACTTTGATACAAGCTCTTCATTAGACGATGATGCGCTAGATTTAACGCTTGATACTGACCAGGTGAATGCGATCACAGCGGTATATGCTGGACGTCATTTACAAATCTTTACAACCGGTGGTGAGTTTTCAATTAATGATCTTCCGATTACGCCAGCTAAAAGCTCGGTAAGACGTCAATCCTTATTTGGCTCTAGTTATATTCCGCCTAAATCAATCGATGGTGCAACAATCTTTGTTGATCGTACAGGTAAGTCGGTTCGTGAGTTTTTATATGCTTACGCAGAGGACGCATACACGTCTGGTACTGTTTCTTTACTGGCTTCGCATTTGCTTGATTCTCCTATTGATATGGACACATTAAGGGGTACAAGCTCGGCTGATGCAAACTATGTTTATTTCGTCAACTATGACGGCACAGTGGCTGTTTATAACTCACTTAGAGCGCAAGAGGTTGGTGGTTGGACTAAGTGGACGACTAATGGTTATATTGAAAGTGTTTCGGTCGTAGTTGAAGAGGTTTATTTTATAGTTGCCCGTTACATTAATGGTGTTCTGAAGAGGTATTTAGAGAGACTTGATCCAGATTCATACACAGATGCTAATGTTAGAAAAATACAATCATCTAGCGCTACTGTTACTGGCCTGGCTCATCTTAATGGTGAGGAGTGCAGGGTTCGATCAAACGGTTCAATTCTGAATAACTCAACGCCTTCAGGTGGACAGATCACGATGGATAGCGCTGGTTCAGAAGTAGAGGTTGGTTTGAATTACAACACCAAGATTAAGACTATGCCAGTCAATCAAGAATTCCAAGATGGTTCGATATTAACAAGAAGGAAACGTATCGTGCGAGTCGACGTTAATTTGTATGAGTCTCTCGGTGTTTCTGTTAGCGATGAATACATGAGTGATCGTAGTTTTGGAATGAATTTGGGTAGTGGTGTAGAACCATTTACCGGTATTAAAGAAATATTTTTGTTAGGTTATACAGACTTAGCACAAATAGAAATTACACAATCTGATCCAGTACCAATGACGTTGCTGGGTATCGGCTTAGAGGTGGAGGCATAAGATGGGGCAATTCATATCGTTTTTAGCGCAAGGCGCGTCAATAGGAACGGCAGCAACAGCGGCTTCGGCTGTAGCAGCAGGCACCTTTGTTCCACTATCCGCAGCAGCAACTTTTGGCGCAACAGTTATGCCAACAATATTAGGCGCGGCAGCAACCACAGCAGCAGCCGGTAGCTTTTTAGGGATGTCGTCTAGCACCTTACAAGGGATTAGCACTGTTGGCTCTATGATTACGGACGTTAAAGCAGGCAACGCAGAGTCAGCAGCTTATACGCAACAAGCACGACAAGAAGAGTTTGCAGCCAAGGATCGAGAGATTGCAAGGCGTAAGCGCTTAATCTCTTCCCTAGCCTCACAGAATGCCTATCGTGGTGCTTCTGGTATTAGAGCATTTGAAGGCTCACCGGCAGCGATGATGAAGTCTGACCGAGAAGAGTTTGAATATGACAATCTTATGGGTAATGCTAACTTGTCAATGAAAACAAGCTCTTTGCTAACTTCTGGCAGATACGCAAAACAAACCGGCTATGCAAGTGCTGGATCAAGCTTGCTTAACTACGCTTCAAATAGAGCTAAGAGGGGTTAATAATGGCTGAATTTCAAAGATACCAACGCTCTGAAACGGTAACACCAGCTGGTGTTTCTAATTCTAAGGCACGAAGCTATCAATCGTTATCTGCACGATTAAAATCATTTGCTAACCAGCAAGGACAGTTAGCAGATCAAAGCGCTGCAAGAGAAGGCGAATTAGCTGGCCAAACGGCCGCTTCTGGTAAGAGCAGTGGTGTCCAGATGCAAGATATAAACACAATCAGAGGGCGAGCATTTAACAAGGGCGCAATGATGGCTCATGCTGCACAGATCCAGATCGATGTTAGATCTGATGTAGCAAACTATGCAAGAACAAATCATCTTAACGTTGAAGGTTTTGACTCTCAAGTTGAAGGCATGAAAGCTGGCCTATTAAAAGAAGTTGATCCAATATTACGCCCACATGCAGAACAAGAGATTAATAGCTATGCTGCAAGCGCAAGATCCAAGATCCAAGACAATGTTTACAGACAGCAGATGGACGAAAACCTAGCCACTATAACGACTGCTGTAGAAGGCATGGAAGAAGATGCATTGCAAGCTGCTAGAGAAGGTAACGAAGCGCTGTATGAAAGCAAGATCTCTCAAATCTCTGCAATTTATACTGAAGGCGTTAATGACGGATTGCTAGACGCAAACAAGATTGCACAAGCAGGTGCCGCATTTAGTGAGAAGATTGACGAGCAATTAGTTTTAGGATCGTTTGACCGGATTATTAATTCTGGTGATCTTAAAGAAGCACAAACAGAACTTGATAAATTCAAGAAAAGTAAAAACAAAGACTTGCAGCCAGGCACTAAAGATGCTGTTGTGCAAAAAGTACAAGCCAAGATCAATAGCCAAAATGCGATTATTAATAAAGAGAGGGCTGCTCAAAAGGCACAGCTAGCTGCAAAAGAGAAAATACTAGAGAGAGAAGTAAAAGATCTTAACTATGCGCTAGACAAGGGTTATGTTCCAGAGGATATGGATCAGATCTATGAAGCTGCAAAAGGCACTAAATTTGAAAAAGACGTTAAAGGCGCTATTGCTTTTGGAAAGATCGCGGTTGATTTCATAGGCAAAAATCCAAGCGAACAAGCCAACGCTATTTCTGTATTAAAGTCTAAGAAAAATATTAGCGCACAAGGCGTTAAGTTGATCGAGCGCTTAGAGAAGGTTTACGACTACACACAAAAAGGCCTTAAAGAAGATGCGCTTTCTCTAGCGATAGAGCAAGGCATTGTTAAAGATCCAGTGGTGTTTGATATAACAAACCCAGGATCATTACAACAGCGCTTATTACATTCTGAAACAGCTAGCGCTCACTATGGCGTCAACGTTTCTCCACTAACTAAACAAGAAGCTATATCGCTAACAAACTTAATTTCTGAGAGCGATGTAGAGCAGCAAAGTTTAATTCTAGGAAATCTTGTTAATGGCTTCGGCGAAAACTCAGCAGAAGTTTTAGAGCAGATGAAAGACTCTGGGCCTAAAGCTCACGTGGTTGCTGGCGGATTGTTGCTGGAATCTAAAAAACATAACATGCAGTCAAGAGCGATAGTGTCCAGGAATATACTTTTAGGCACAAAGCAGCTAGAGTTGAATACAGATGCGATCGCTAAAGATTTTGATCTTAGTGTTGATGCTGTTTTGCTATCAACGTATGCAGATCGTCCAGAGCAGCAAGCTATTATTAAGCAGGGTGTCCGTGCTTTATATGCGCAAAAGATGGCTATGCAAGGCAGGCTCAATGAAGGGTCGGTTGCATTAGCAGCAACAGATGTTGATATATTGCATGAAGCCATTGTAGAAGTAACTGGTGGCTTGGTTGATGTTGAGTGGGATGGATCTGGTTTTCTTAGCGACGACGATTATCAAATCGAAGTGCCAGTGCCGGGTATGGGCGTAGATGATGTTGAAGATTGGATGGACTCTATTACTGCTGCCGATATTGATGCCATGGGTGGTGTTAAAGGTTTCAAGTCTAAAGATGCAGCAGAAATGATAAACGATGGCGTCATTAAGTTGGTCAGTGCTGGCGACGGTAGATACAAAGTGCAGACGTATAGCGGAAGATTTTTCAGTAAAGCAGACGGCTCGGACTTTAATTTAACTTATGGTGTTAAAGGTGAACAGAAATGATGAACTTTGACCGCATTGGTGCTGAGAACTTACGTGATAAGTCGTTGCGTAATCCAGCCAGTGCAGAGACCGACCTGCCTTCTAGTTTCGGTGATCTTCTGAGTGCAAGCCTTAAAGTTATTCATAGTGAAGAGATTGGCGGCGCGACTGCTCGTACTCAATTTGGATTCGTAACTGAGTCGTTTAATAAGATGAAGGAGTTTGATTCGGGAATTATGCCGGATCCGTATGCTTTTTCAAACCCTGCTATGGCTTACGATGTGACTGGAACGATGTTAAGTAATCAGTGGATTGCTTATTACAAGAGTGATCCAGTGACAAAGAAGATTAAAGCGCTGCAACTAAAATATCCAGATCAAAAGTTTCAAACTTGGGATGAATTAAAGCTTCAGACAATCGATCCTTGGTTCGCAGCTAATAGACAAGACTTAGCGACAAAGCAAGAGAAAACTGGAAAAGGACTACAGCTTGGAACTGGGTTAGTTGCTGGATTATCAGAATTATCTGATCCGATGATAGCGCCATTTGCACTTATTGGCCCTACTGTTGGAACTGCAAAAACTCTAGGCCAGGTTCCATTCATTGCAGGCACGGCATTAGCTAAAGAAGCTGTATATGCAGGTACGCTAGAGACAGCCAGAATGCCGATCATTACGATGCAGAAGCAAGACATTAACTCGCCGTTTGGTCTTAAAAACGCGGTTGAGAGAATTGTCATGGTTGCTGGTGGTGCAGGTATTGTACGAAGTGGCGGTAGTGTTGCATTCGATCTTGTTCATTTAAGTAAGCTCTCTAAAAAATTAAGAGTAGAAGGTAAGACTGCTGAAGCTGATGTATTAGACAGCTATTCTGATCTAATGGCAGATGCGCCAACAGTAAGAGAAAAACTAGGCCTTTCAGACCAAGATAAGCAAATACTCGCTTATACAAAAGTTCAAGAATCGTTAGAGTCTGGCACCATTCCAAGTCAAGCAGAGCTAGATGAGATAACTGGCACCACTGGCATAGAGAAGATTGAGTCGGAAGAGATTTTCGTTGATGCTGAGACTTATCAATTCAAAGAGTCAGATAAAGAAGGTGTTACAGATCGTTTAGAGGGTATTCAAGAATGGGATCCATACCAGGCAGGT